AAAGCTCTGCATCTAAGTCAACACTAATGGACTGAGCCGGGCCTAGCCCTCTATATTGATTGAGTGGGTTCGGATACTTGAAGTGGATAACCTCGTTAACGTCAAACGGCACAGCGTTCTCACCGTGCCCGTAGACGTAACCCTTAATGAAATCAGTCTTAGACGGGACAACCGACATCATATGCGGATACGGTATCCAGATTTCAGCCGGTTCGCCTAGCTGGTTAAAATTAAGCACCCAGAACGACTCACCAACAAGCTCCTGATAAATTGTGTCCAGCGCAATGAATTCCGGTGAGGTCATAAACGGGTTTACCTGGTTTAGCAGTTTAAGGATTGGGCTTTGAACTATCTGTCTAGGCTTGGCTATGTTTGATGTATCATGCAGTGTCCACTTAACCTCAGAACACCCCAGAGCGATCCTGAACACTACAGCATAGAGCCAGCCAATTTCCCCATAAGCACGCAAAAGACCCTCAGTATCTCTATTAGCAGGTATATCAGTAATAGGGAATGGAGGGCGATAATCGAATCTAGGCTGTTTCTTGGGAAAAAGTATTGACTTTATTGACACTCAGGCTCCTACGGTGTATAATAAGTGTGGAGGCGAAATTATGAAAGTTTTGAGGCACGCCAAGAACTGGGAGGTGGTCACGGTCTATCATCACGTTGTTATGGGGCTTTCATTCCTGAAGGATTGTCCCCTATTGACGGCAGAGGACTTTACTAATAGGTCAATAATGACTGCGGGGTGGTTTAATAATATAGTTGACTGGCTAGTCAGTAATTACCCCGATGAGTTCACGCTGGAATAATGGGCATAGTTCTCCATATGTTAGTTACATTCTAAGTATAGCATAAAGGGGCTATTGACTTTTAGTTTTGAAGCAGATTAAGCAAAGATCCCCTTGATGCCGTTTGATGTTATACCAGTATAAAGGTTGACCGCACTCACGGCAGATACGAATCCCGAATATCCGGGCGTATAGTTTCCAGTAGGGGTTCATAGCCAGCGAATGGAGGGCGGGAACCCTACCTAATCAATCCCCCAAACTGGGTTTCCCTCTTCATGTGAGATAAAAACATATTCCTCCCAAAGATTATGAAGGGTTAATGATGGATATGGGGGCAATGACTCAACAGCAGTCCCGAAATTCCTTTCGGCAGTCACTAAATCCCTTTCGGCTTTCTCCAATGCTTCCCTAAATTGTCTCAGGCAAACATCACGCCGTTCCATCTCTTCCTCGCTAGACCTCTCCCAAATATTATATGCCTCAGTAGTTTTGTTCTTAATTCCAGATTCGATAAATCTCCCTACATATTTGCCAGGATAGACAGCAGTTTCTATCATCTCTCTCCTTATAGCCATCGAATGCTCGGATTCATCATAGGGGAATGCCCCGTGATTTCAATAGAATATTCTCCGCCTCTAGTTGTGTAATTTGTGATTCTAATCGGGCAATTTTCTTATCACGTTTATTAATTTCTGTTCTTAATTTAATTGACGGCATATGGCGACTGGCACCTGATAACAACTCTAGATTTTCAATACAGTTGTCTTGTCTATTACCGTTTTTGTGATGCACTACTTCCCATGGCAACAAGCAACGATTAATATATTTTGCCATAGCCAAACGATGCTCTAGTACATAATGCCCGTGCCTTTTATCCCCTATCATTGCGAAGAAGAAGTCGTCAGGGGTTAAATTCACCCCTATGTATCCACCAGACATGACAACCCTACCACCTTTCCACCGCCCATTATTTGAGCCATCACGCTTCATCATCTTCTGGTTTATTCTGCATGGCCTACATCTGCCCACTGACTTCGGTTTACCATTGTGTAATCTTACCCAATGTTCATGCCCGCAATCCGGACAAGCCATCCACATTGCTTTCATATAGTTTTTGTTTCTACCGATTTCACCTATCAGCGGCATATCATTCGCTCCTACTTACATTACCACACAAATTATAAATCACAGCCAACGGATGGAGGGCGAAAAAACCCGAGGCTCATAGAAAGCCAACGCCAAGCTGTCAGCCTTGTCCGGGCTTTTAAGGTGGTATTGGTGCTTCATTTCTTCCTTTGAAATAAGCTGCAATCGTCTATCGGAGGCGAACTTAAACCTAGTGCCTGATAACTGGGCAATCAACTCGGGATCGTCTGGCATGCTTATAGTGCCCGCCTCAAACCTCGCCCTCAGTTCGTCATACATCTCTGCCCTGATGTTTATATACCTGGTCTTGTCTTTAGGCTCGCCACCAGCGATTATAGAGTTGACATTAAATTTCAGTTCCTTTAATCGGTCATATACGCCAGCCCCTACACCGACAGCATCTAGGTTTACGTTCTTTGGATTGATACCAAACCGCTCTATCTTCTGCAAAATGATTCCGGTGGTCTCCATGAGATTAGTTTTACCCCATGAGTCAGTGTATAGAACACGATCACCCTGACGCAACGTGAAGACGCTCTGGTCGTCGCCCTCTCTAGCTACGTCAATTCCGGCCCACTTAACTTCCTTATCCGGTACTTCCAGTTCGCTATTAACCGCTGCCCGCAGGTCAGAATATCGGAACAGGAAATTACCACCCTCCATGACATCCCAGTCTCCGTCTAGCCATGCTTTTACGAGTTCTTCAGGATAGAGCGCCCTCAGTTCAGCCTCGTAGTTCTCCGGTAGATATGGGTTGTCTTTCGGCAGAGACGGGATATAGATAAAGTCGTTAGGATGGGACTCAATAAACCGCATCTTAACCCAGCCAGGCTGCGGATTGGCTGTCAATAACACTTTATGCTTGATATTCTTCAGCGGCAGACTCAAACGGCCTAGAAAGTTGTTAAAGTGTATCTCTGAGGTTTCTTCGACCTGGTCAATCCCAAACCAGCCTAGCGTAGTGCCCATTTGCGATGCCAGACCTCTTGTATCGTCACCTAGTCCGGTATACCAGATGGTAGAGCCGTTAAATAGTTTAAGATAGTGGTCGGCCTGATGATGCTGGGTGATTAGTTTGACAAACTCACTCTTCCCCGGCTCACCAGTCCACACCCCGACATCCATATACCGCTTAAGCTCAACCATAACAGTTCTCTTGAAGGCAGGCAGATTCTGGCGACAGATAATCCCGACATTACCAGGATAATCCAGCGATAACGAAATGCCCTCAGCAACCAGCCAAACAGTCTTTCCGCCCCTTATGGCTCCTCCGAAAAGCCTTATCTTCTCCTTAGCACTGTGAGCCCTTACCTGCTGAGGATGAGGTTTGTAGATTTTACTTAAGTCTATACTAGGCACTATACCTCTTGAAATGCCACTTATCCCATAAATACCACATGGCATTAAATACTACATTATCCAGCAACTCTCTTGACCGGTCTAGCAGGATAAGACGCAACGGAACATACTGCGAAACATCCCTACCGCTTGACTCAGCATAAGCAAAATGAGGACACAACTTACCATCACCTAAACACTCAACCGATATGCCATCGCAGGAACCATCTTCATGGAAGCAATACCCCTCAATAACTATATGTCTCCAAGTCATTTATGCACCCCCAGAACAGGTATAGCTAAACAAATCGGTAGCCTTGTATAATGATCCCGCCTTTTTCATGTTATTGACTGCTACGCCAAAATATTCAGGCTTTAGCTCTATAAGCGTAGCCTTGCGGCCTAATTTTAAAGCCATATACGCTTCACTACCGATGCCACCGAACGGGGTTAAAACTACTTCTCCGGGGTTAGAGTATAACTTAATACACCGCTCGATAGTCCCTAACTGTAGCGGGCAGATATGCTTTTCATCATCAACACCCATAGCCCTGGAAAACTGTAACGTCTCAGTTTCCTTTATCCCTATCCAAATGCCATTAGCCCATTCAATCCATGTCTCGTTATCAAGCTCGCCATTTTCCACTGGTCTTACTGGGATTTCATTATCTCCGGGCTTCTTGAATAAAAGGACTTGGTCAATCAATGCTGGCCGAGAATCGGAACTGTCTTTGCGAAGTTGGACAAACAAAAGGGCCTTACTTTTAATCCTTATAGCCTGGGATTGCGGATTCTTCTGGACAAAAGCCCTTCCTGTGAACACCCATCCTGCCCTTTCGTAAGCCCGTATGACCTCACCGGGGAAGTCCCTCAATCCGATATACCCGTCTCGTTGCGCCATAGCTGGTATGTCCGATGTGTGAACGCATGTCAACCGGCCTGGCTTGGTTACCCGCAAAACTTCCCTGATAATAAATTTATAGTGATTAAAGAACTCAGTCCAATCCTTACTATTGCCTAAATCCCGTTCACTTGATGAATAGGTGAATAAATCAGCAAACGGCGGGGAGTATAC